GAAGAACTAAATAGCGAAGAGGAAACACTGGTTTCACAGTTAGTCAATGTTGAAGGGGCAGCTATATAATGGCACATGAAAAGGAATTATTTATTGATTCTTTTATCGAGGAAGCACTGGCAGGCAGAGCAAACTTCTCTGAGGATATTATAGATCAAGTTGCTACGGATGTTAAAGACGCATTTAAACAGCAACTAACCAGTGGTCCTCGTGGTGACTTTAGACTTAGGATGTCAAACATAGGCCGTCCTAAGTGCCAACTTTGGTTTGAAAAGAATAGCCCCGAAGACAAAGAACCTTTTAAACATAACTTCTTAATTAATATGTTGTTTGGTGGGATAATTGAAGCAGTGTTTAAGGGAGTACTTAGAGCCGCAGGTGTTCCCTTTAAGGATAACGATAAGGTAACACTAGACTTAGGTAATGGAACTAAAGTTAAAGGGGAGTATGACTTAGTATTAGACAATAGAGTTGATGACGTAAAATCAACTACTCCTTATGGCTACGAGAAAAAGTTTTCTAGCTTCTATGACCTAAGCAGTTCAGATGACTTTGGCTATGTATCTCAATTGGCAGGGTATGCCACAGCATCAGGCCACGAGGTTGGTGGTTGGTGGATCATAAATAAACAAGATGGTAGATACAAATATCTTTCGGCAACGGAGGAGATGGACGTACCTGCTGAACTTGAAAAGATGAGGGCTACTGCAGATTATCTAAATAATGATATGCCCTTTGAAAGATGCTTTGAACCCGTACCTGAAACGTTTAGTAGAAAACTAACAGGAAATGTAGTGCTACATAAAACGTGTGGGTTCTGTTCATACAAAAAGAAGTGCTGGCCTGAATTACAGATTAGGGACTCCTTGCTATCTAAAGCAAAAGTAAAACCAGTGGCATACTACATAGAAATAAATTCACATAAAGAGGCAGCATAATGGTAAAGATGACAATCGAAGGTACAGACTACAATACAGATGATATGACAAATGAACAGAAAGAATTAGTTGAACTTTTAAAAATTAATACAAGTACATCTGGTTTTTTAGGTCACGCATTTAACTGTGTAAATGCAATAGGTAGAGTTAAAATTGATGAATTAAAGGCTCTCCTAACAGATGGTAAAAAAGAATAATAGCAAACGTAGACACAATTCTCGACGCTACAGAAGTGGCTTAGAAGAAACACTTGCTGACTACTTAACGCATCACCAAAAAGAAGTACGCTACGAACTACTGAAGGTCCAATGGGAGGATCTTCGGTATCGTACCTACACACCTGACTTTCAGTTAGACAACGGCATCATATGTGAGGCTAAAGGATTGTTTGATAATGATGACAGGCGTAAGCATTTAGCTATTCAAAAGCAACACCCTGAACTAGATATACGTTTTGTATTTAGTAATGCCCAGGCTAAACTGTATAAAGGTTCTAAGACTCGTTACTCAGGATGGTGTGAGAAGAATAACTTTAAGTGGTCGCACAGAGTTATCCCTATAGAATGGCTAACAGAAAAAGGTAGGTGTACTTCTGCTACTGTGATAAAGTTAAAAACAAAAAGAAAGGATACATAATGGGATACACATTAGCAGACGATGAAGTTGCTCTTATACTTCGCCCAATACATTTTAATACTGAAGGAGAGTGGACTGGTTTAATATCTACAGGATTAGCTCTTGGCCCAGAAAATAAATTAGATAAAGATATAGTAACAGATCTTATTAGGTGTGCTACATTCCTGAGTGCCTTTTTAAGTATTGCTCACGAGTTCCCTGATGTTGTGTCAATAATAGAAGAGCGTAGAGATGAGATGATAGAGATGTTTGAACAAGATGCAGAAGAAGAAACAAACGGATTACCCGAAGTAGAAATAGAAACATCAGGGGGCAACGTAATAAAGTTTGGCCCGCTAACTAAAACAAAAGGCAACGCATGACAGACGATATGGTTAATCAACCTCCTCATTATAATCACGCTGGCATTGAGTGCATTGAGGCTATTGAAGCGGCACTTACTCCAGAGGAGTTTAGGGGATACTGCAAAGGTAACATTATTAAATATACTTGGCGTGAGGGGTATAAGAATGGCGATGAAGATTTAGATAAATCTGCATGGTATACAAACAGAATACGTACCTATGAGGAACGAATGGCGGAAAAAAGATGAGCTACAGATCTTTCCATATATCTTTTGCAATGAAGGTAGACGAAGAGGGCAATGTCCTATCACTAGTAGAAGATGAACACGAGAGAGATGTTGAAGAAGTAATAGCAAATGCATTGCATGATATTGACGATGTAAGAATAGAAAAAATTAAAGTCAGGGGAAAAGACTATGGACGGTAACTATTTACCAACGGACTATCAATCTTTCATTCACAAATCACGCTACGCAAGATGGCTAGACACGGAGGGCCGCAGAGAAAGTTGGCACGAAACTGTATCACGTTACATTATTGAGTTAAGAAAAATATATGGCTTAGATACAGACACAAGAAAAGAGTTGTATGACGCTATTATATCTCTGCAAGTAATGCCCTCTATGAGAGCTATGATGACAGCAGGACCTGCACTAGATCGAGACAATACAGCAGGGTATAATTGCAGTTACCTTCCAGTTGATGACCCCAAAAGTTTTGATGAAGCTATGTTTATACTACTGTGTGGTACAGGTGTCGGTTTTTCTGTTGAACGGCAATACATATCTAAGCTACCTGAAGTACCAACAATGTTTGATAGTGATACAATTATTATAGTTAAGGACAGTAAAGAAGGTTGGGCTAAAGCATTTAGACAAGTACTGGCATTGCTATGGGCAGGTGAGATACCTAAGTGGAATACATCACTTGTTAGACCTGCAGGAGCTAAACTAAAAACATTTGGTGGCAGAGCTTCTGGCCCAGCACCTTTGATAGATCTGTTTAACTTCTGTATTGCTACATTCAAAGGCGCACAGAACCGCAGGCTGTCTAGCTTAGAATGTCACGATATGATGTGCAAAGTAGGAGAGATAGTTGTGTCTGGTGGTGTTAGACGCAGTGCAATGATCTCGTTGTCAAACTTATCAGATGACCGTATGAGACATGCTAAGTCAGGCAACTGGTGGGAAACTGCACCCCATCGAGCATTGTCTAACAACTCAGTAAGTTACACAGAGAAGCCCGACATGGAGACATTCCTACGTGAGTGGACTGCACTGGTAGAGTCTAAGTCAGGTGAGCGTGGTATCTTTAACAGACAGGCTGCACAGAAACAAGCAGCTAGGAATGGCAGACGAGATGCTGACTGGGAGTTTGCTTGCAACCCTTGTTCTGAGATAATATTACGACCATACCAATTTTGCAACCTAACAGAAATAGTTGTACGAGCAACAGATGATATCAAGAGTCTATCTAAGAAGGTAGAACTTGCTACTATACTGGGTACTATACAGTCTACGTTTACCAAGTTCCCATACCTACGTAAGGTGTGGCAGAATAACACAGAAGAAGAACGCCTACTTGGTGTATCACTGACAGGTATCATGGATAATGCTATGATGACTAGCAAGAACAAAGGTCTTGAACAGACACTCAATCATCTTAGATTAGTTGCTGTCACTACAAATAAAGAGTGGGCTGAGAAGCTAGGGATACAACAGTCTACTGCTGTCACCTGCGTAAAACCATCTGGTACTGTATCACAACTTGTAGACAGTGCTAGTGGTATACATGCCAGACACAGCCAGTACTATGTAAGAACTGTACGAGGAGATAACAAAGATCCACTGACACAGTTTATGATTGATCAGGGTGTACCTGCAGAACTGTGTGTAATGAAACCTGACAGTACAACTGTGTTTAGTTTTCCCATTGCGTCACCAAAAGCTGCTGTGACTAGGGATGACATGACTGCAATTGAACAGTTAGATATGTGGTTGATATATCAAAGACATTGGTGTGAGCATAAGCCATCAGTAACCATTACAGTAAAGGATAATGAATGGTTGGAAGTTGGTGCGTTTGTGTATAAGAACTTTGATGAGATGTCTGGTGTGTCTTTCTTGCCACACTCTGATCATACTTATCAACAAGCACCATATCAAGATTGCACTAAGAAAGAATATGAGGCATTATCAAAGAAGCTTCCAAAGAAAATTGATTGGGCATTGCTGTCTAGTTATGAGGAAGAAGATAATACAGTAGCGATGCAGACGTTAGCCTGTTCAGGAGATGTGTGTGAAATAGTAGACTTAACATAAGGAGATCACCATGATATTACCCACGGACAGTAAGGAAAGAAAAGCAATACCTGTATACACAGGGTTTATTAAATACTTTCCTAGAGCTATTGCAGCGATAGCAAAGATATCTTATGTTGGTGGTTTACAACATGGGCAGACACCTGAGACTTTATTCTGGGATAGGACAAAGTCTAAGGACGAACTAGACGCAATGATGCGTCACTTACTAGACGAAGACTGGGCGCAGGTAGCATGGAGAGCTATGGCTAACCTAGAAAAGCAATTAGAAAAGGAGATAACATGAAGATTACTGTAGAAGATAAGGAGTATGAAGTAGACGAAAAGGATGAGGACATTATGGGTGTAGTAAGAACACTGTCTACTGGTAGTAATTCGTTAAAGATACTCAATCATATGGCACAATGCGTACAGGCTATACAGAATACTAAGACAGATGAATTAAAAAGTAAACTTAATCCAAAGGAGTAACACATGCAAAAAATGTTAACACGTAAGGAGCGAGGTCTTGGAAAATATGATGCCCCACTGAAGGTTCAATTTCAGAGAGGCTATGATGATTTCAAGAGGGGTAGAATAAACAACCCCTTCCATATGGATACTATGCAGTTTAGAGAGTGGGATAGGGGCTTTAATAAAGCATTTAGTGAGAACTTAAAGAGAGTTACTAAGCATGAACAAACTAGAAACAGAAGCACAGAATTGGTTGAAGGAGAAGTACAAAATGTCAGACTTTAATTCGTATCAAAGTAACGCTAAAGCGACAGCAATCTATGATGACAAGTTTAAAATATCCTACCCTGCACTTGGACTAGCAGGTGAGGCAGGAGAAGTAGCTAACAAAGTAAAGAAGTTAATGAGGGATGGCCTAGAAAATATGCCAGAGAATTGGAGAGAGGACATTGCTAGTGAGATAGGAGATGTACTATGGTACTGTGCTGCACTGGCAACAGATCTTAACTTATCTCTTGGTACTATAGCAGGTCGCAATCAAGCCAAGATACATAAGAGGATGAAAGAAAATAAAATAGGGGGAAGTGGAGATGATAGGTAAAAAATTGGGGGCTTAGTTGCCCCCTTTTT